TGGCTGTAAACATTCCCATCATCAGCGAATTTGAGATGGCTTTCTTAATACCAGAGCCGTCAAATTCGCTGATGATGGGAATGTTTACAGCCATTACTTTAACTCCTGATTTACCTTAGTAATTACGCGCAACACTAGCGCTCGAAGTTCCGCCTGTATGGAAGGCAATGCTTGCTCGGCTGACGGCCACAAGATACGAGCAGTTCTTGCTCGAAGGTTCTCTGACAAAAGTGTGTTTTTGCCACGACCAGCAGTTTCAAGCACCACAGCGCCAGCATCAGATTGAGTCACATAAATGACATTGGCATCGTTGCGTCTAGTAGAGAACTTGACCTTTAGACCTTTAACTGCTTTGGCTTTGGTGTAAGGAAAGATTTTCTTGTTGCCCTGTGTCCAGTTGCGATTCATGCCGGACAAAGGGACATCTGGATATCGAGAAGCAGCTAGAGATACCAATGGCTGAGCAATTTGTTTGGCGTCAGCATTGAACTGTTTACGAAGGTCTTTGTCAATTTTGCTAAGAGCCTTAATGGCTTCTTTAGCGCCCACAATTTCAACAGATGCCGTGGCTGTCATTTGCGTCTTGCTTTGTTTAGGACGTCAATCACAGTGTTCATGTCTTGCATTTCGAAAGGTATTTGTGGAGGCCACCACCCAGTCTCAACTAGCAGTTCTGCTAGAGATCGTGAGTAGGTGCCTCGACGGTGGGGTTTGTGGGTTCGTCCGATACAACCTCAATAGCAACTAGTTTCTTGACGTAATCATCAAAGATTGCTGGTACCGAAATACCGTGAACTTTGCAGGATTCAAAAGCCATGAACGCCAAGTCTTCAAGTCCTACGCCAGTGGCAAGGTTGGAGGCTTTTTGTTTAAACTTTCGTTCCCAAGCGATTATGACGTAGAGGTTTGTTTTAACCTCATAGGTCGTTTGGTCTGTGGTTACTTTGAGCGTGAGTTGCATTGTGTTGTTTCTTGGTTATGGGGTTGTGACGTCGCGTACCCAAGTGCCGCCAGTGAAGGAAGCCTCTACGGTTGCGAGTTCACCAACTGTTGAGTTGATTGGGGTGAAGTTGGCAAGCATACAGTTTGTGAGAACGTACTCAGGGTTAGTTGCTGACTCTGTTGCACCAGATGGTGAGATGGTCAAGATTGTGCTGCCTGTGCCTACGCATGATGCGAGGATTGCTTCAACTTCGGTTGCGCCATATGACAAGAAGAAAGTGATTGACACGTCCACTGTCTGGAGCCCACCAGTAAACCGATGACCAGTGTCGCCAAATGCCGTTGATTCAAGGGAGTCTTGACCAATGGTAATCATGCAAGCGTTGGCTTGGTCTGACAAATCAGTTGTGGTTGCACCTTGGGTGATTCCGATAGTCGCGTTGGATAGGAATGTTGTTGTTGCCATTGGTGGCTCCTTTTTCTAGTTGCGCCGTACTGCTACGGCAACGGTCATGTCATAGCAAGGAAGCATCTGTTCGCCGTATGAAGCGAGAGATGGCCTTCCATCCACTATGGCGATGGGTGAGTTCATAATTGTGTCGACAGTTGTCATGAGGTAATCGCCTGAATCTTGGTTTCCGGGAGGCCCAGCAAGAACACGAATGACAAGTCGAATATCGCCCACGTTGTATGTGAAAGCATCGAGCGTTGGCAATTCAATCATCACTGACAGTGGTCGAGCGTTGCGTGGGTCAGTGACAGGTTTAAGGCCCAGCGTGGTTAGCGCGGTCTTGGTTGCGTTGACTGCCTCAGCGAGAATGCCTGTTGCAGCCATTAGGCGACCTGTGGCCTTCCACAGCCAAGCAGCTGCATGATCTGACCAAGTGACATGGTTGGTGTTCCCATGCCCATTGAGTCAAATGAGGCGTAGCCGTCAACAGCGCCACGGGAGCGATATTGGGTGGCTGCATACATGATTGTGCCTAGTTTGGCTGCGCCGTCAGGAGCCGTTGTAAGGCTGTCTGTGTAGCCAGCCTCTCTACGCTTGCGGAATGACCAACTGTTGGCCGCTGAGACGCATACAGCGATGAATGCGGTGTCGTTAGCGGTAGCGACCTCGATGCCGAGCCAACTGGTTACATCGCTGGAATTTACCCAACTGCAACTAGGGCTGAAAGTGACTGTGCCAGTGGCAACTGATCGTTCAAGATCGTCGCCTGAACTGGCGTAGATGAACTGGTTTTCCATGATGACGTCATAGTCAAAAAGCAAATCGCCTTCATCTGAAACGCCAATGAAGTCGTAAGGCTCGGTAGAAACCACAGTGAACGTGCCGTTGAGGCTGTGTCCTGCACCTGCGATAACTACCGAGTCTTGAGTCTGAATGTCTGTGTCAACAAAAGTCTGCAAGATGGCATAGTTGTCTAGTCTCGTATGAAATGCGAGGTTGTAAACAGCCATGGTCTTGCAGTCTTTCTAGTTCGTCTTTATCAGACGAAAGCAGCTCGAACGAACTTTGTGTTGTCAATCATGAGTGCTGCAAAGTACCCACGGAACGCAAGTGTGCGGGACAGTGTTGACGGTGAGTCAATGCTGATAGCGCCCTTCTGCTGTTCAAACATTTCAAAGCCTGACGCGTCCGCAACAATCAAAGTGTCAGATGCAAAGTTGCGATCTACGACAACTTGCAATCCGAAAGCGTTGCCTTGGTATTGTCCAGGTGCAAGATTTCCGAATGCGTTTTGTGGCCCAACCTGTGGGAATAACGGACGGCCCGCTGTATCGCTTAAAGAAAGCAAAACTTTCCAGACTTCAGTGTCGACGAACATATGGGTTGGAAGGTTGCCGTTAGACGATGACAGGATTGTTCCTGCAGCGGCGGCGACCCATGCGGCCCATGCAGCAGGTTCATCTGTTGCGGTGCCTGTGAAGTTTTGTGTTACTGATGCACCTGCGCGAAGCGTGTCGGCTGCGTAGTTGTCAGTTGCGTTGGCGTAAATACGACCCATGTCATCAAGAACGACTGACAAGATAGCGGGATCACTCCAGTCGATATCGGCTTCGCTGATATTCACATATCCACCAAAAATTTGCTTGGTGACTTGGTTGTTAAATACAACGAGGGTGCCTTGCGATGGTGACTGTTCAGAGATTGAAGCACCGATTGTGGTGTGGGTGGTTACTTCTGGGCGAATGAACACTTTGCCGCCTGTAGGCATTGCGCGTACACCGATTGCATCAACTACTGGGCGACGGCCAATGAAGTTGTTGTAAACAGGTGAAACGATTGGTGTTGGCAAAAGGCCCGGTGTATCGGTTGTAACGATGTCGGGTGCAGCTGCGCGAAGTGCATCGCTCATTTGGTGCCACTGATCGCCACCTGAGATGGCTGCTGAAAGGTACTCAACAGCGGTTGGAAGTTTTACTTCGCGACGTGCGGTTGCGTAGATGGGTGTTGTTGGGATGATTGAAGCCTCGACCTCAACCACTGGGTTTTCTTGTGTTGCCACTTCTGGTTCCTCCTCGGAATCTGTTGGGGTGGGTTCGGTTGCATCTTCTTCTGGTTCTGATGCAGCGATTTCTGTGATGACAGCATCCTTGAATGCTGGCTGTGCGACAAGACTGATCTCAACGAGGTCTGCCTTTGAAACGACCATGACGCCGTTCTTGTCGTACTTAAACTTTGTAGGTACAGCGCCAACGCTCACTGAGTCGTAAGCGCCTGCTTTTACGAGTTCAATGGCGTCAGCGGCTGCGCCCGTCTTTGCGAACGTGGCGGTAAATCCAAGTCCTTCGGGCATATCAGCGAGTGATGTTACGACGCCGCGAAGTTGGCTCATGTCGTGATTTTCGAGCAACTTAGGGTTTTTCATGTCAAGGTCAAAAGCGCCACGAGCAAAAGAAACTTTGGTGCCGTCCATAACGGTTGCCGACACTGGTGCCCAAGGGACTGCAATGCCAGTAATGGTCTTTGGTGCATCTTCGCCAGCGGAGGCGTCAAGAGTAATGGGGACATTAACGAAGTGAATCATGATTGGCTTTCTTCTGATACGTCAACGACTGGTTCAACCATGACGTCGTGCATTTCTTCTTCTAGATAATTCTCAATGTCGTATTTAACATAGCGATTTCTTGGCAAAACATTTGAGGCCGAAAGTGTCTGCTGGATGCATTCAATGAATGGTTTTGCGCCGTACAAATACAACTGGCGGTTTGAGTCCTGCACATTTGTGTACGTCAGGCCTGAGCCTTCCTGCGGTGCCGAAACAAGATAGGCAGGAATGTTAGAAACGCGAGCAATTTCTAGTGACTGATACTTGCGCTGTTCAGCAACTACTTCTGCTGGTGAAACGCTGAATTCTTTGAACTCGACATAATCGTTGAGCGCGCCAATGGCGTTCTGGCGTCGCATCGCCGACCATGCGGCAGCAATTTCGCTAAGGCTGTTAGAGTCAAGAGTCTCGCCGCCCTTTTGTTGTAAATATCCCGGCACGGTTTCCAAAGTTGCGTAGCGGTCAGCCGCTTGGTCAAGATGAGTTGCTATTGACAAAGCGCGAGCGCCTTGGTATAGGAGCCCTTGAATTGGTGACAAGAATTGAATGACGTCGTTGACGTCGCCAATTTCTACGCCGTTGAATTGCACAACATCAGAAGGGCCGAACCATTGAGGCCCAGTTTGATTTGGAGTTGTGATCATTGCAGCTGGTAGCCAAGTGAATGATGCTGGCAGTCCAGTGGAGTATCTGCTAGTCACGAAGGCAAAAGCGCGGCCATAGAAGAAAAGGTCACTAAAAATATTTGAATAGAAGAAGTTGCGTGTGACCTTCGGGTCAGGCTGTTCCATCCACGGCTCTAACGGCAAATAGATTTCTTCGTATCGTTCGCCTGTCCACTGCTTTGAGTAGTGGCGCATCTCTAAGCACCCAATCATGGAAGCCAAAAGGTCTTTTGAGCGTGACACTGTCGGGTTCTGCAATGCGCGTTGTTCAGCCGCGCCTGTGGTATAAGCAAGGAAGTCGTTGATCTGTGCGGCTCCAGCACCAGCGGCTGCTTTTACGGGTGGCGAACTAATCTGTGCCGTCGTAACTTTTGGAGTGAAGAATCCCACGGGCGGAGTCTTACACAAACAAGTTGCAAATGCAACTACCTTGCTGAACCCATCATTGCCCGACCAGATTGAGTTGGGCGAGACACCAAAGAAGCAGCTGCAACGAGACACCGAGCGCACTCAATCGGTCCCGGACTTTTCTGACTTGACAAAACGACGGCTCCATTGGCTTTGACGAGGGTTGCCCTATTGACGTGTTCTGCCAGCATCTCTTCGCCAGTGTGCAACAACCTGCCCTCAGTAATCATTGACTTCACTAGACCCGTGTACTTAATCATTTCCGCATAACCCCAAAGGGAGCGCCGACGGATTAACGGCTCAGGGGTGTGAAGGTCAAGCGTTGGGGTGATAGCCAACTTCAGTTTCGGGTCGTCTTCCATTAGGCGCTCGATATGTCGCCACATAGCGCGGTTTGTTTCGCAAGTGAACGCGACGCTGGCCACAATGTCGCCATCACTGTTTAAGCCACAAAGGATGCCGACATATTTGGAGTCATCCACAGAACTATCCACAGCAAGAACAGTATTGCCACCAACTAGGTCTTGATTTGTGGTATAACGCTTCGCCCATTCACCGGGGTTAATCCACGAGTTCGCTGCAGCCACCCACAGGTTGCAATGCGCTCGGAGAAACTGCGCTCGATCAGGTGATTCCGCTGCGGCCTGCAAACCCTTCAAGGTAATTGTTCTGCCAAGGCTGGGGTTCGCCTGTCCCCAGTATTTTTGGTCGTCAGGTGACACGCCAGTCTCTAAAGACCATTCGGCCATGAACAGGTCGGAGCGTTCGCCTGAGTCAATTACCCCTAGCGCCTGTTCCCGTAGTTTCAGAAACGCCCGTGACGATTCATCACCGGCAGTGGAAACAAGAAACGCTAGCGGAGAAGGCACAGCAATCTGGGACGGCTTCAAAGCACCAAAATATGTGGCCTCAGTGATTGCCCACAGTTCGTCAACAATCAGAATGTCCCAAGTGCCACCATGCTTTTTACCTGTTGCACTGTTCACTTTATAAACAGACCCATCGAGCATCTTGACCTGATGCCGACCGTAGGCCCACGTCACTTTTGCCAAGCCTGATTCCTCAAGCAGCTCGAAGACTTCGCGCAAGTCCTCAAAGACTTCCGTCGCCAAACCCAGTTCATGAGCCGTTGACATAATCCGAACAGGCCGTCCCCAAATGCGCGGAAGTTCCGTAAGACAAAAGCCCACCAGCGCCGACAACATTGTGGTTTTACCGTTCTGTCTACCAGTACTAATCAGTGCAGTAGAAGAAACAAAGTTGCCAGCCTCATCATGCTCCAAAGCACCATCAAGCGCGTTCATCTGCCACGGAAACAACGTCCTACCAAGATGCGCCTCACTCCAAGCCCCCACCAAAGCCGAGTAAGAACCAAACGCCCCAGTCGGCGTAACCAACCTAGGCTGCTCAATCCCAACGCCAACCATCACAGCCGATTCACAAGAGTCTTGAACCGAGTCATGACTGTTTCCAGAGATATCAGAAAAAGGGGTCGGGGTCGTTAATTTTGTATTTTTTAAAAAAGTTTGTGGTTTTTTTTGGTTTTGGTCTAGGCCGAGGAGTTCTGCTCTGGCGTGTTGTTGTGCGCTTCTTTTGGCATTGAGGTAACTATTTCCGCGTGTTGCATTGCACTTTTTGCATGAGCCACAAAGGTTTTCGATGTCGTCTGTGCCGCCTCTGTCTACTTCGATGAGGTGGTCTGCTTCTGTGCTTGGGGCCTTACGGCACCAGTGACAGATGGGTTCGTTCTCTAGGGCTATGCGCCTGTTGCGCATGAACTCGGGTGTGTTTCGTTTGGTCATTGTGTTTCCTTTGTTGTGGTGATGTTACTAGCGCCCTTGCTTCGCTGCGGTTGCTTTCAGTTGCTACTGAGGTCTGTGGTTTGTGTTCCCCACAGTTCTGACCAAGTAGGTCATGGTTGCCGGACACCCAAGAGGGAAGTGGACACCATTCGTATTTATGACGTTTAGACGCTGAACAGTGGCTAACCCCAGCATCCATTCAAGTAAGTCATCACAAGAGGCAAGGCGCACTGCACTACCCACGTTCCCGTGTAAACACCAACAGAGTTCAACTCCCTATGTGGCCTTGGTCGTATTCAGTTGTAGAAGGGTGTTACTTGCGTATGCCTTGAAGGATGGCGATGCCGATGCTTAGCAGAAGGGCGTACCAAGCGAGGATTAACACTGGGAGAGCCTTTGGGCTATGAAGTCGATGTCTGATGGACGCCAAAGGTAGCACTCAGCGTGGGGGTGCAGTGTTCTTAGCCATTGCAGCTGTGCATCTGATGCTTTTCCTTTTTCGGTCTTTAACTCAGCAAAGATGAGGCCACGCTCGACGTGTGCCATCACAATGTCAGGAAAGCCTGTTGAGCCTGTGGTTATGTATCGCCCTGTGCGTGTCATTGAGGGCTGTGAGTGATGCAGTGACCAGCCAAATTGAAACGCCAAAGCCTTTACTTGGGCTTGAAATGAGGATTCAGATATTGCTGTCATATTGAATAACCATTCTGCCTATGAGTTCTGCTACTTGTGGCACTACGGCGTTTCCGAGTCCTCTAAGTCTGTCCACCCGAGAGGGAACCCCATCAGCCACTCGACCCACGTCGGGTTCAGCCTCCCACCATGTCCGGCTGTCATTTGTCGCTTTTCGTCTGGCGTTATTTCCCCAGAAGAGATGCGTTTGTCGAGAAGCGCTCTGTGACCAGTTGAGCCCATCCCATTGGCTGTCATCGTAGGCCACAGCGCTACTGCCTCTTCCAACCTTTGCTTGTATTTCAGTCCGTTCCGAAAACGCTGTTGAATCTTTGCTATTTCCTCGCCACTCCCCGTCACTCTCGGGGTAGGCCACGAAAATGAGTCTGTCTCTTCTATGTGGCGCTCCAACTGATGCAGCTGAAACAATTTGCCATTGTGCGTTATACCCGATGGTGGCAAGGTCGGCAAGGACTCTGTCAAACCCCATAGTGAGATGACCCCTGACATTTTCCATGATTGCGTATTTAGGTCTAAGTTCGCTAATGGCTTCCCTAACCCAAGGCCACAAATGTCGTGGGTCGTTTTCTCCGTTTCGTCTTCCAGCGGTTGAAAAGGGCTGACACGGGTAGCCGCCACATATGACGTCAGGTCGAACAACGTTTCCCCAGTTGATTGTTTTGATGTCTCCATAATTTGGCACCTTAGGCCAATGCTTCGCTAAAACCTTTGAAGCGTAAGGGTCGATTTCTGATTGCCAAATAACTTCCATACCAGCGCGTTCTAAACCTAGATCAAGTCCGCCTATGCCTGAGAACAATGAGCCGACAGTAAGTGTCACTTTTGCCCTAGCAGGAATCCGCACATAAACAGACTGACGCACATGATGACAAGAATGATGAAGTCAACCATTAAAACGGCTCTTCAGGGGTGTCATATTGTGGGGCTGGTTGCTCGCCTGATTTGAGGGTGTCAATGTATGCACTGGCTTCGCGCTTCGTCATGGCTTGAAGATTTGCTGGTAGCACCTTGCCCATTGATTTGCATACAGCACGAATCAGGTTCTGTTGTTTGTCGCTAGCAAGGTTGCTGGACTCTGTTATTTGAGTGTCGCCTTGCATACGGACGACTTTGCCCATTTCTTCACGGCTAGGGCGTTTAGTAAAGTCAGAGCCTGATAGCCCTGCATTTGCGAGTGCGCGGCCCACGGCTCCTGTTTCACAGTTTTCGAGGTGGCTGGTCTTGTTGACGTTGCCTTGCCCACGGATTTCTTCTGCCCATCCAGTGGCAATGATTTCACCATCGAGCCACAGTTCTGCTTTAAACACCGCAATGTCGCTGAGGTAATGCACTAGGTCAGTAATGACACGAGCATCAGGGTGAGCCTTTAAGAAGCGGTCTAGACGGCTGGCTACTGGTTCGTAATCGTCAAGGTTAAAAGCCACGAGCGTGTTCTTTCTCTAAACGGTCGAGTTCCGCGTTGCAATATTCAAGGGCTTTTTTAAGGACTTCTATTTCCTGCTCTTTAGCCCACAGCAGGTCTGCCACGTCGTCATTGTGTGTGTACTCACTCATCAGCGTCGACCATTTGAGCGCTTGAAATGTACGACAAGCCCTTTGATGGCCCACTGTCGTTCATTGATGGGTGCCATGAATTGCGTATTGTCTCGGCAATGTTTGGCAGCGTATGAAGAGCGCCGACGGCTTCTAGCACAAGGCTTGACTCTTTGAAACGGAGTTCGAGCGCCAAATTGTGGCTGAGGTTAGTTAGTTTGGCAATTAGTTCACCTGTTGATGTTTCCATTTTTTTCCTTTGTTTAGCAGTTGCGTTTCCATCTTTGCACATCCTTGTGACGGGATTGGCAAATGAACTTTTGTAGATGTTTTTGCCCCTTTAAGCAGCCCCAACCCCACGGCCCAACGCGCCAAACTTTGCGTCCGTCACGGTTTATGTGGCTTTTAAATGCGATGGCGTCAGCGACTTTTACCTGCTCGACGGGCGTGCGCCCTTTTGCACTGGGGAAGTCTGACCATGTGCGCCATGTTTGGCGGTGAATGCCAAGACCACCAGTGTAGGACTTTGTTGAGTGTTGCCAGTTGCCACCAGTTTCACATTGGGCAAGTTGGTCGTAGTAAGCATCCGGAAGGACGCCGTGATACTTGGCATGGGAATTAGAAGCTGCACTTGCGTGGGCTGGTACGGATAGGACTGCGAGAAGGGCTAGTGCCATGATGCGTTTCAGGTTCTCTCTACTTCGATAGGCGGTGACCAAGTCAGATAGGGAGCCAACCGATGGGCGACTGTGATTCTGATATGTTCCCCTGTTTTCAAGTCCGTGAAGATTTGAACGAGTGTCAATTTGTCCTTTGAGACTAACGGAAGGTACCCCCATGTGGGAATCATGGGCGGTTTGCCATCATTTTTAGCCATAGCCAGCAGCCGACCCATCCCATTATGAAACTGTAAATAAATTGTGTGTCAGTCATTAGATGCCCTCCCAAACGCGAATTGGGCGACGGTGGCACTCTGGTCGCATTGACTTGGAATAGCGCTCTGTGGGGGCGCACAGACCCATTTGAGAGGCTCTACGCATAACAGCGCCCATGGCTCTTGGTTCGTGGGTTGTCATGTCGGGGTGTAAATGGTTCATCCATTCCCAGACGTCATCTGTGGTGAAGTCGTGACGCTCGATGGATAACATCCCAACAATGTTCAGGGCTTCTACTGCCCATGAAATGTTTGCATTGAGGCCGACGCGCTCAATGGCTTCTTCTAATAATGCAATGGCTAGTGGCTCATCAAATAGTGACGGTTGGTCTGTCATGGTGTTTCCTTTGGTTAGAGCCCTTTGAGTGGCTGAATGTGACTATACACAATTAGCGAAGTCAGTGGTGGATATCCCAATGGAAACAAAGATACCCACCACCTAGCCCCAGTAACGCTCAAACAATACTGGGAGTTCTTATGGCTTAGGCAATGCGCGCCATGCAGCTTCAAACTCTTCGGCGCTTTCCCAGTCGTTGCTAATTTCGGCGTGTAACCAAACACCACCAAATGAACCAGCATTATCGGATTTACTAAACAGTTTTACCCCTTTTTCGCCTGCTCCACGGGAACAACGCCAGCCTCTTCCGTAGGCGGTTTTGTCTGTTTCAGGCTGTGATGGGTCGCGGTAACTGTAGTCATGCAACTCACAAAGTAGAAGCGCCTCTGAATTCTCGATGAGCCATGTCCATGCTTCTTTGGCTGTGGCTCTTCCGGCGCGTGTGGCTGGGTAGCCCATATCGACTGCGTAGCCACTGGCGTGAACGCTTAGGTTCTTTGAACCGCGCATTGGGCGATTGACGTACATTCCTAGGTTTGTAAAGCCCCAGCGCTTTTGGCAAAGGTCAAACAATTTCTTTGTGATCGGTGACGTGGCTTTGCCGTCCCAAGAAGGAAAGAAGGGGTATTTGCGAGGGGTCATGGTGCTGGTGGGTCTTTAGGGCCACCTTTTAACCCGTTTGCAGCGAGCAAGCCCAACAAACCGCCAGATAGGGACATGAGCAATGGCGACAACACAGAGTAAGCCTCTTGATCAGCTTCAGACATGATGCGTGGCTGGGTAACAAATTGAATGCCGTACAGCATGAAGCCGATTGACATGACAAACACAAGCGTGAGGCCAATACCTACAACAAGTATTAGGCGTGCTTTAATTTCATCGTTGGTAAGTCGTGGTCGTAGTTTCATTAGCAGTCAAATCCTAAAATCTCTTTAAGGGTGGTGGTGGTTATTGCGGACTCGACAGCGCCTAAGGCTTTGTTTTTGGTGCGTGGCTCTTGGTTGCATTGGCATTCTGTTTTGTTGGTGTTGGCTGGGTCTTGGCATGGGTAGCGAAAACGGTCGGCACAGCCTGTGAGGGCGATGAGGGTGGCGCTAATTAGCAGTAGGCGTTTCATCTGTTCCTTCTGATGTCCAGCCTGTGGCTAGTAAGGCTTCGTATTCTTCTTGCGTCATTTCACGCACTTCGTCGTCTATTTGTATGTTTGGTCGTGTCATGATTATGCCTTTCGGTATCCGTAAACGGTGATGGTGCCGCCTGTCATAGTTCCAGTTGTCAAGGTAAGAGTGAATCCTGTTGCTGAAACTGCATTTCTATTCAATCCTGTCATCTGCCCTGCTGCGCCAGAATCAACATAAAGCGCTCTGATGCGTTTCCAACTTGTCAAAAAGGGCGACCATATTTCAATGTCTGCGCTGTTTTTTACAGTAGAAGCAAGTCCGGTGCTATAAGCCCAAACGGATTGGGAACTGTTGCCAATGGTGCTAACAGTGCCCGCGTAAGTACCATAAATTAGTTGATAATCGTAAAGAGTTGTAATACCGCTTAGCGTTGTATTGAATTGACCAGAACCTGTCGGAACAACATCTGTGACAATTATTCTGTAATTGTCGTAAGTACTGCTAAATACTGCAGATACGGTCACGCTTGAAACGGCTGTGCCTACCGTTTGCGAAGCAACATACACGAGCCCTGAGTTGGCCAAATACGTGTTGGTGTCGGCAGCCGTCAGCACCTCACCAGTCGTAAAAGTCTTTATAGCCATAATTAATATCCTAACTTGTTAAAATCGAGCCTGCCGAAAGTATCACTGTTCAAAATTAGATAGGCGTTTAGGTCAGCACCCGACAAGTAAAACGTGTATCGGCTTGACTCAGGCGTAGCCGTCATGCTGACACCCTCAATAATGCAAGTAAAAACAGTGCCACGAAAAGTAACCGTGACCTGTGTGCCGGGGTAAATAGCCAAAGACCCACTGCCAGTAAGAGCGTCTAACTTGAAACTGTTTTGAGCCTCAGCCAAGCAACTAATAGACAACAAAGCCTGCCCCTGCTCATCGTAATTGCCGAGCAAATAATTAGCATAATCAGTCGCCTGAGATGTGCTTGCGTTAAAAGTGTTAGTTAGCAAAGTACGAAAAGGCGCTGCGCCAGTTTCAACTGTGGCAGCTGCAAAGTTTTCAGGATCAACAGTGACCTGCGTGTAGTAGTTGTCTGCGTAACTGCCAAAATTAATTTGGTCATAAACTTGATTGGTCGCATTATTCGCTGTGTCGCTAAAATTAATAGCCACAAAATCAAAATCAAACGGAGATAAAACCTGCACCCTGTTTGCTAAAAAACCATCGTGCATACGGCCATTAATTGTGACCAATACCTTGTTAAGCCAATCGCCCCAAGTGCTAGAAACAGTTGTAGCAGCCATAGCAATGTTTCCTGCATTTGTGGTGGCTTGCACATCAATGGCTGTTTCAGTTGAGCAATCATCAACTTGGTTAGTCAGGCTGTCTGCAACCATTGAGTAATTTTCGCCTTGTGCCCTACCCAAACTACTAAAAGCGCCTTCAATGGTAAAGGTCAAATAGTCAGCCTGACCAACGCCACCACCAAAAGGTATGCCGTAGGAAACATCAACATTGTTGATAACACCGTTAAAAAGCGTGTACGTGCTTGTCAGGTTTTTTATGCGTACAAAGTTGCCAGAAACTAAATTTGTGATGGGTGATGCAAATCCTGTGGGATAACGCATCGTAACGCTTGCTGTGGAAGCGCTGTAGGCGTTTAGTTGGCGTTGCCTGCCAATGCTTAGCGAAATGTCTTGCACATTAGTAAGCGCCGTATAGGTAATTTGGTCGGGGCTTATTTCTATTGAGTAATTCTGTGGCATTAGAAAGCGTTACTAATCTTGATAGGCACAGAGCCGTTCTGGCGCATATAGGTACGCAAAGCCTGCACTACTGCGTTGGGATCGCCACCGTTTACGTTGATGTTGACAGTGTTGCCACCCATGCCACCGCCAGCGTTAGGGCCAGTAAGGGGGATTACAGCCTCGGGGCCGCGCTCACCGATCATGGCAAGTGTTGGGCTGGTCACAATTCCACCATTGGCAAGCATTGGAATATTCGGCATATCAAAACCTTTGCCGCCAAGTCCCGGAACCCACTTAGGAATCTCAAAAGAAATCTTGCCGACTGTGTTGTTCCACGCTGATGCAATGCCATTGAACACGGTCTTAAACACGTCAAGCATTGTTTTAATTGCTGGGATAGTGACGTTGTTAATCCAGTATTTAATGCCACCAAAAACAGCATCTACAACTGTTTTAAACGGTTCAAATTTTTTGTAGGCCGCAACCAGTAGCCCACCTAAACCAACTACTGCAATTGCGATGAGGCTGAAAGGGTTGAGAGCCATGGCGATGTTCGTGGCAACAATGGCAGCAGCAATGGTGGCGATAGCGACACCAATGGCAAGCAGAATTTCAGGATGCTCGGCAGCCCAGTCACCCATCTTGACCAAGAATGGAAGCACTGCTTCAACTGCTGGCAAAAGAGCCGCGCCGATTGATTCCTTAGTCTCAGAAAGCGCAATGCCTAGACGTTTAAATTTGCCTTCTGCAGTGTTGGCAGCGTCAGAAGCAGCACCACCAGTAGTTTTGCCAATCTTGTCCATGACTTCTTCAAAGGTTGCACCCTCTTTGATCATGTCTCGATACTCAGGTGCCAACTTGGCTAAGGCGGTCATGTTTCCGCCGTAGGCTTTTTCAAGGGCTGCAGTAACACTCTCCAATGGTTTGCCTGAAGCAGTGGAAATGTCCATTGCCTGAGCGGCTAGTTCCTGCGCCTTTGTGACGTCACCAGTTGCCTTGACAAGTCTGCCCAAAACAGGCCTCAACTGGTCATCCGAATAACCAAGCAATTTACCTTGGGTACTTATCCAATCTTCATTGGCTTTTATCTGCGCGTCAGTAGCAGTGGTTGTGCGCTCAATAATTCCAGCAAGTTTGTCTTGTGCGGCTGCATCTTCTATTGCGCCTTTGGTGGCATCAAAGAGTGCAGCGCCTAAACCAACAAGTGCAGCAGCGGCTGGTACAGCAGCCTTCTTGATTGCGAATTGAGCCTTCTTCCCATTTGTTTCCAAGTCCTTGAACTGAGAGATGGCTTTCTTAATACCAGAGCCGTCAAATTCGCTGATGATGGGAATGTTTACAGCCATTACTTTAACTCCTGATTTACCTTAGTAATTACGCGCAACACTAGCGCTCGAAGTTCCGCCTGTA